AGTAAGTGAAGATAAAAATAAGTATTATCTAAATGATTTCCTTCGAAAAGAAGCAACACAAAAATATAATATAGATAATTCAAGTATTACAAAATGCTGTAAAGGGAAAAGAAAATCAAGTGGCAAACATCCTATAACAGGTGAAAAACTTGAATGGGGTTATTATGTTGAATAAAATAAAATATTAAATTATATTAACAGGGGTTAAGCCCTGTTTTTTTATTGAATAAATTTGATGGGGAGGTGAAAAATCCGATGAGTGTAAATTTAGGTACAGCTATAGGATATCTCTCGAGCTAGATTCTAGCAGATGGACTAATAGTTATACTACAGCTAGACAACAAATGCAAACATTAGCTGACAGTTCGCAAAGTATGGGGAGTAGGTTTCAAGCTGCAGGTTCTATGCTTACAAGTGCGGGTTCTACATTAACCACACATGTAACATTACCATTAGTCGGCATTGGGGCTGCTTCGGTAAAAACTGCTGCTGATTTTGAAAGTAGTATGAGTAATGTACAGGCTTTATCTGGTGCAACAGGTAGTGAATTACAACAATTATCTGATTTAGCAAAAGAAATGGGAGCTACTACTCAGTTCAGCGCCTCAGAATGTGCAGATGCTTTAGGCTAAAAAGAATTTTATTACACTAATACACTTAGTAATAAAGTTGTGGCGACTATGACGAAAGCTTACAAGTAGGTCATAGTGAATGAGAGGGCAAAATCGGTAAAGGGTGTAGTGTCCTAATACCGAGATAACTTATATGAGTAACATCTATAAGTATTGTAACGAGTGGAAGATGAAACTTTTTATTTGAGACAGTAAAAAGAATATAACTTTTCCAAGAGTGTCCTCTACCAGTAAGCCTTGTGTTATGAAAAACGAATACAAGTGGTAAAAGTGTACTCTAGACTGGGTATGAAATAACATACCGATGAAAATGAGGGAAACCTCCAGAGGTCAAGATAAAGAACTTGACGATAATCACAATCGACATGGCACTTGCAGGCTGGGACACTCAACAATCAATGGATGCACTTCCAGGGGTATTAAACCTTGCTGCTGCATCGGGTATGGATTTAGCAAATGCCAGTGACGCGGTGACTAAAAAATATTGGTCGGTTACTTGGAAACAAGTAGCATAAAGCATCGAGGAAAAACGGGGAAGGTTAAACTTTGTTTAAAGATATCGTTACCCTTGAAAATACTAATTATATAGTGTATAATATAATTAAAGAGGGTGATGAAAATGTTAAAAATATGTCCAATTTGTGGAAAAGAATTTAATGGTAAACCTAAACAATTATGCTGTTCTAGAGAATGTTCTACAAAAAATAGATATAAAGCTATATATGTTAAATGTGATATTTGTGGCAAGGAAATTAAAAGAACTCAAAGTGAAATAAAAAGAAGTAAACATTATTATTGTTCTAATAGATGTAGAGCTAAAGGAGTAGGTAAACATCAAAGTGGCAAGAATAATCCTAATTACAAGAATGCAAATACTATAGTTAATTGTAGTTATTGCGGAAAAGAAATTAAAATTTTAAATTGCGACTTAAAAAATTCGGATGGCAAATTAAAAAAAGATTTTTACTGTAACTCTAACTGTAAAGCTAAACATCAACATGAAAAACTTAAAGGAAGTAATAATCCTAATTTTAAAGACAGAACAGTATTAGTAAATTGCGACTGTTGTGGAAAAAGTTTTTATACAAAACAATATAAAATAAAAAACAATAAAAATGTTTACTGTTCTCAAGAATGTAAAAAAGAACATCAAAAGATTACGATGCTAAAAGAGAATAATCCTAATTATAAATCTGATTTATCCGAAGAATATAGATTAGAACATAGAATAATAGAAGGATATAATACATGGAGAAGAGAAGTTCTTGAAAGAGATAGTTACACATGCCAAAAATGTGGAAATAAAGACCATTTAGCTACACATCATATAAAAAATTATATGACTTATAAAGAAGGTAGAACGGATATAAATAACGGCATAACTTTATGTGTAGATTGCCATAAAAAATTTCATGAAAAATATGGCAATAAAAATAACGATTTAAATCAAATTAAGGAATTTTTAAACAAGCAAATTAATCCCGTGACAAACTAAGAAATTAAAAAATCTTAGTCGTTGTAGAGCGTAGGTATTGAACCTATGCTTTTTATTTTTAAAAAGTGTAGAATATAATATACCCACGAGTCCTCGACACGATTATATATAGGATAATCTGAAAACCTAACGTAAAACGAGGGTGAAAAGGTACGCCAAACTAGGTATGAAATGACATACCGATGAGATAAGGAATTGCACAACTTATCAAATGAGGGAAACTTCTAGAGGTTGAGATAAAAAGCTCAACGTTAATAACAAATGGATATTTTAAGTGCATTTGGGATGCAAGCAAGTGATGCGGGAATGGCAGCAGACCAATTTGCATATGCACAAGCCAATGCAAATACATCAGCAGACCAATTAACAGAAGCAATGAGTAACTGCGGTGTTAATGCTAATGGATTTGGTCAAGATTTAACACAAACTAATGCAGTGCTAATGGCTTTATCTAATGAAATGCTAAAAGGTGCTCCAGCTGGTACAGCATTATCTGCAGTATTTAGGGACATGGGTAATGCAATGAAAGATGGATGCATTCAAATAGGTAAAACAAAAGTTCAAATTACTGACAGTAAAGGTAACTTCCTTGATATGACTGAAATTATCAAAGGAGTTGAAAAAGCAACAAACGGAATGAGTGAGTCTGAAAGACAAGCTGCTTTATCTTCTACATTTACAGCAGACTCAATCAAAGCTATGGGTATATTACTTAATGAAGGTAGTGATAAAGTTGCTGGATATGCAGATCAACTAGAAAATTGTGGTGGTAGTGCTGAAAAAATGGCCGAAGTTATGAATGATAACCTTAATGGTCAAATAACTGCATTAAAATCAGCTTTAGAAGGTGCTGCAATATCTATTGGTGAAGCATTATTGCCAATGATAAAAGGATTAGTAAGTGTGTTACAAGGCGCTTTAACTTGGTTTAATGGACTTAATAGCGGTGTTAAAACAACTATAGTCACAGTAGGATTAGTAGTTGCAGCTATAGGGCCATTATTATTAATTCTAGGCTCTTTAGCAAGTGCAATAGGAAACTTAATAGAGCTGAGGGCATTGATGACTGGGTCTAGTGTGTTAAGTAGTGCGATAAGTAGAGTATCAGGACTATTTACTAGTTTAAGAAATGTGATTATAGGTTCGGTAATACCGGCTATACAATCATTATGGGCATTTATGCTAGCTAATCCAATAACTATAGTAATAGCAGCAATAGCAGCATTAGTTGCTGGATTTATATATCTTTGGAATAACTGTGAAAGTTTTAGAAATTTCTGGCTTAATCTATGGGATAACATAGTTGAAGCAGTTGGCAAAGCTCCAGCAAGTGTTCAAGCTGCTTTTAATTCTATTATGAATGTATTTAATGGAATAAAAACTTTTTTGGGTGACTTAGTTGGTGGAATAAAAACATTACTAGGAGACCTATTTAGTGGCAACTTCGGTAAATTATCAGAAGATGTTCAAAAGCTAGGGAAACAATTACAAAAAGATTTTCAAAATATAATAGTGAGTTTAAGAAAATCTTTATTAGATGGAACAAATGCATTGAAAGATGCTTTTAGTAACGGATTAGCAACATTATTAGATCCTATAATAAATTGGGGTTATAGTGTTAATGGTTATTTTGGCGATGCTTTTACAGATTTATACGGAACAATAGAAGATACTTTCAGTTTGATAGTAGACTATATAAGAGATTCAATATCTATTATGATTAGTATTTTTACTGGAGACTGGCAAGGGGCTTTGCAAGGTGTACAAAACTTATTTTCTAATTTAGGCAATAATATAATGACTATACTATCAGATTTATGGAACTTTATATCAGAAATATTTATGGGTATAGGACAAGTAATAGTCGATAAATTGTCTGAAGTAGGAACTAATATATCAAATTGGTTTACAAATACTTATAATTCATTTATACAATGGTGTACAAACCTTATAACAGGTATAGGACAATGGTTTAATGAATTGCCTTCTAGAATAGGATATGCATTAGGTTTAGCACTTGGAACAATAACAAGTTGGGTAGTAAATACATATAATTATTTTGCAACTAATATACCACTTTGGATAGAGTCTATAGGACAATGGTTCTCTCAGTTGCCTTCTAGAATAGGTCAATGGCTAACAAATACATACAACAATGTAGTTAGCTGGGGAAGTAACATGTTATCAAAAGCACAAGAGACTGGCTCAAATTTTGTTAATAATATGATTAGTTTTATACAAAATTTACCGAGCAATGTAGCAAGCTGGTTATCTCAAACTTATAACAAAGCAGTTAACTGGGCTTCACAAATGGCATCAAAAGCACGTGAAGCTGGCTCAAACTTTATAAAAAATGTTATAAGTGCAATACAAAACTTGCCAAGTAAAGTATGGAGTTTATTGTCTCAAGCAATAAGTAAAGCTGCTAATTTTGTATCTCAATTCGGTCAAAAAGCTACTCAAGCTGGTAGAACATTTACAACAAATATAGTAAATGGAGTTAAGAGCATTCCAAGTAAAATGGTAAGTATAGGTAGCAATATAGTAAAAGGTATATGGTCAGGTATTAGTGGGGCTGGAAGTTGGTTAAGAAGTCAAATTAGTAACTTTGCAAGTAATATTGTAAAAGGATTTAAATCCTCATTCAAAATTAACTCACCTTCTAAGATAATGAGAGATATAATCGGTAAAGGTATTGTAGAAGGTATAGGAGTTGGTATAGACAACGAAGAAGATAGTTTATTGACAAAAGCAGATAAACTAGCAGGTAATGTAGTTGACACAATGAATGGTAATATTGCTACTACAAATTTATTTGACACTGCTAAGAGCTTAACAGATAGTATGGCGATAGCTAATCAAACTAATAGTAGTCAAGAAAATAACACAAATAGATTTGCTAGCTTATTACATATAGAAAACTTAACTATAAACGATGATAAGGACATAGAAACTCTAGCGAATGATTTAGCGTTTTATTTAAAAAGAAAAAACGTATTAACAGTATAAGGGGGTGTAGAAATGGAATTTATAGAATACAGAGATCCAATAGTTTTATATTTGGACGACAAACCTAGTACAGATTACGGAATAAAGGTGTATGAAAGTAATATCCTTTCTGCACCATCTAAAAAGTTAGAGTTTGTTGAAATAGAAGGAAGAGACGGAGCGTTAACAGTAGACAATGGATATGAAGATTTTATATTAAAATTAAGTTGTGTACTTGTAAACGAGCATGACGAGATTGAAACTACTCCAGCATTAGCAAGAAGAGCAAAGAAATTTCTTCTTAACGGAACAAATAGAAAAATACAATTAAGCGAGGATATGGATTACTATCTGTTAGGGACTTACAATTCTGATATTGACATAGAAGAAGCAATTGAAAACTTTGGATTGTTTCAGGCACAATTTAGATGTAAACCTTATAGATTTTCAAATAAAAGCAAAACAGTAGAAATAATTACTAAAAATACTATAATAAAAAATGATGAATATAAAACTAAACCTGTTATCGATGTGTATGCAACAGGAGATATAACTCTTAATATAAATAATCAAGAAGTGATTTTAAAAGCCTTAGAAGGGCATATACAACTTGATTGTGATTTAATGAATGCAACTACTGTTAATTCGCTTGGAAAAACAGTAAATGCAAATCATAAAATGTATAGTGATTTTCCAATATTAGAAGAAGGTAATAATAATATAACTTGGTCCTTAGGAAGTGGAGCAAGTTTTACTAAAATAAAAATAGATTATAGAATGGCGGTGATATAGTGATACCAAGAATTTATGATAATAGTTTTACAACGTATGAAAGCAATGGATTAGGTTTATTGGTAGATGCTATATCTTGCCAAGTTGAAGAAGAATCAAACGGGGATTTTGAGTTAACACTTGTATATCCTTCCGATGGTTCTTTTTTTTATGCATTAAAACAAGATAATCTTATAAAAGCTGATGCATCTGACAGTCTAAAAGGGCAACTTTTTAGGATAGATACTATAAGCAAACCTTTAAATGGGCAAGTAACAGTATATGCAAAACATATTTCATTTGATTTAGCTAAAAACTCTTTAAACGAAGATATAAACGAAAGGAATATAAATTGTGAAAATGCTGGTAAGCATATGCTTCAAAAATCTGATGCTGACAGTAGATTTTCTATTGAAAGTAACATAGAAATGCTGGGTAACTATAGCATGGATAGAAAAACAGATTGTTTATCTGCTATAGCTGGAACAAGAGGTTCTCTTATAGATACATTTGGTAATGGGCCTAAGCTTCTTAGAGATAACTTTACAATATCCGTACTTAATAGAAGGGGTAAAGATGATAACACTCTTATAGCTTATAAGAAGAACATTACAGGATTTACATTAGAAGAGGATTACTCAGAAATAATTAATATTATAAAACCTTATGCAACAGTTACAGATGAAGAGGGTAACGAATCTTCTATATACATTGACGAAATAGGAGTAAAATCACCTAGATATATAGAAGGGGATATAGTAAAAAGTCGATGGATTGATTTTTCAGATAAATTCGATGAAGATGAAACACCAACAAAAGAAAAATTAAAGAATCTAGCTGAAAAATATTTCAACGATAATAGCTGCGACCTTCCTAAAATGACTTATAAAATAGAATTTCAACCGCTTAGCCAAACGGAAGAATATAAGGAAGATGGATTGGCTGAACTAGAATATATAGGCATGGATGACAGTGTCTATATAGCTAACAGCAAATACGGAATAAGGGACCAAGCAAGAGTAATTAAAACAACTTATAACGTATTAGCAGATAAATATATATCTATAGAGTTAGGTGATCCAAAAACAACGTTAGGAAGTATTATAAAAAAATCTAATAACAGTACAGTAACAAAAGATGAAGTAAAAGATCTTATAAATAAAAATAATAAAAAAGATTATCCTAATACATTGCCAGCAATACCAATTATAACTATAGATAGAGCTGGATTTAAGACAGTTTCTCTTAGTTGGGAGTATGACAATAAGCCTTATTATTCTTATGAGGTATATGCAAGCCAAGAGCAAGGATTTACACCTAATGCTTTCGACTTAATTTTTAAAGGTCAAGCAAGTGCATTTTTACATGAGGTTGAGTGCGCACAAACTTGGTACTACAAAGTAAGGGCTGTAAATACTTATGGAAATGCTACAGATTTTTCAAAAGAAGTTAGCGCTACAACTTATAAAATCCAAGATGGGACAGAAATATTTGAAAATGCTGCAATTAAAGAAGCATTAATTGAAAGTTTAAATGCTGACAAAATTACTGCTGGAAAAGTCAAAGGTACTTATATTGATGCTAGAAATCTTACTGTAACAGATGGAAACGGAGATACAACATTATCAGTGAGTTCCGATGGGGAAATAAGCATAAAAGAAGGATTAATACAATTAAATCAAGATGGAATAGCAGTAAACCACACCAACCAAGAGAATACAGAAATTGCTAAGACAGTAATGGATGAAGAAGGATTTCGCATATTAGATAGAAATGGAAATGAATTAGCGGATATAGGTTCTCAAGGGTCACACTTTGCAAATTTATCTGTAGATGGTGATTTTAGGCACTATCCTACAGCACAAATTATAGACCGCCAACCTAATTGGAACGCAGATTATTATGTAGCAAAAATTGCAACTGGAGATGGCACAGGCAGGGATGAAGAAAACAAAGCAGACAGTCTACAAACTGTATTTGGATATATGAAATCTCAAGGATGTATGTTTTTTAACAAGTTGACTATAAATATAGAGGCAGGCGTTAGAATAAGAGAAAAAATAGTCATCAGAGACTTTCATGGGACACTTATGCAAATAAGTTTAGGCAAAGATGCTGTACTAAGACTAAAAGAGGGAAGTGCTATAGAAGATAACTATTGTAGAATACAATTTTACGGAGATACAAATACAAATATACTAGACGATGATACAACATCTGAAAAAATAAACAAGTTACCATGCATAGAAGTGGAGGGTGATAATGGAATAAGACTTGCAAGTAGTTCTTATGTTCAATTTGGCTGGATGAGACTAAGAGGAAAAGATAATAACAGCTATTTTGCAAATTTATACACAGGAGCTAATTTACATGTGGTATCCTGTGATATTTCAAATGTAAAAGCTCCAGCGTATGTAGACTCTACATCTAGGTTTACAATATCTTATTGTAGAGGGAATGTAGAAAAATTAGCTTATGCAGTAGGTGGAGCTATGATATCGAAATCAGTTCAGGTTCCAAAACATATAAATGATAGTGAAATATATTATCCGGCAGTTGACCTATCTGGTGGGTTAGCAGGGCAACTTATACAATATGACACTCTGTTCCAAGATACATACAGTAATGATACTGATACAAATACAATGAGAATCTTTCCTGCAATTAAACAATATACAGAAAGAGAAGGAGAAGGAACAGATGACACGGCTAATCTTCTTAATCTTGTAGGACAAGGAAAGTTCAGCGAAGAATACAAATCTCTACATGGCTACGCAATATTTGCAGAAATGGTTAGCAAAGATACTATAAAAGCTGATACACTTCCCGAATTTGCTGAATCTAGAGAAAGTTATAAAATTTATATTAGAATGACGAGAGCTGATAATAATACTACTGCTCCAATACCAAGAGCTCGATTCCAACTAGAAAATGGTGAATATACTGCTTTCTATAAATTAGACCCATTAACAAGTCCAATAAATGGAGATGGTTCGGGACAAATTACAGATTATAATGCAACTGAGGATAGAGAATTACCCGCAGAATTAGCAGATAAATTAGTTAAATTCGGGATTTATAGTATAGAATTCCAAGGAGATACCGTAGAAGAATATCTAATAGTAGACAATATCCGATTAGTTATAAAAGGTGCAGCGAAAAAAGGAGATAGTGGGAGCATAGACACTACAGAAGTGAAAGCAATAGGTAAAATATTAGCCAACGCCCTTAATGTAAGAAAAACTCCTGGGATAAATGGTGAATATGCTGGATTACTTGTAAATGGGGATACAGTAGAAATAGTAGGAGTTGACCCAGATACTGGATGGTACAAGATAAAATACAATGGTGAATATGCTTATATAACAAATAAATCTGAATATGTAGAAATAATATCAGGAGACCCTAACGGTTCAACTACAGTTCAAAAAGTAGAAGTATTGGCAGAAAATCTTAATGTAAGAAGTGGAGGAAGTACAAGTTATAATTCTATTGGAATTGTAAGCAAAGGATTTGTTGCAGATATATTAGAGACAGATAAGGATACAGGTTGGTATAAAATTAGTTACAATGGTGAATATGGATGGATTACGAATAATACAACTTATGTGAAAGTAATTACTGGAACAGCAACAGTTATCCCAGAATTATATAATGGGGCAAAGGTCGCAGAATTTGCAGAAAGTTATTATAATGCAAGAAATAATTATACATCTGCGAAATCTTGGGACAATGGATTTACTTACGGAGAAACTACTCCTTGTAGTAGCACAGCAAGTGGTGCTATGGGAGCAAATTATAGTATATGGGAAAAGTCTACCCAAGGGAATTACTGGAAGATGATTGATGATTCTACATTATTATTACTATGTCTTATGGGTTATTCTTATTCAGATTCTCCATATGCAAATCTCGTTAATTTCAACAATTATAGAGCTAATATAATGGCGAAGAATAGTGAATATACAGGAGCTATAGTTCCTACAAGTGGAACAACACTTGCGAGAACTTGTGCAGAAATTGCAAAATTATTTTCAGATAGAGGACAAACAATTACTGTAAAAACTGATTATAGCAATATTCAAAAAGGGGATTTGATATTCTACGCAGGTAAGACTAGCAGTGGCAATTATATCTATCCAAATAGATGGAAATGTATATCCAACGGTGCTATATGTATAGGTCAAGATACAGATGGAAATGCTCAACTTATTACAGCTATGAGTAACCCTGGAGAGAAACACACAGATGGTTGGTTTGTGGGACTAAAAAAAGACCTTGTAAAAGACTATAATACTAACACAATAGTATTAGTGATACGACCAAGTACAAAAGTAACAAGTGGTGGTTCTTCTTCTAGTGGAGGGACAACAGGTGGTGGTTCTTCTAGTGGAGGAATTACTGTATCGAATATGCGTCAAACAATATGTGATACAGCAATGAAAATAGTCAATATGGGTACTAATCATACAGCGTGGTACTCCCAGTATTGGAGAACAATAAGTCTTAACAGTATGGTAACCATAAAAGGTAAAATAGAGACAGTAGGAGGAACTACTTATTATCAACCTAGCTGGGTTCAAGCAGGGGTAACATACGGATTTGATTGTAGCTCTTTGGTTGGCTGTTGTTATGAAAAGGCTGGAATGAGCTATATGAAAGGATTAACTTGTTCTATGGGAACATTACAAAGTACCGCAAAAAATCATGGGGCAACATTTTGGCGATATAAGGATAGTGGAGTGAGCAAATGCAAGCCTGGAGATATAGTAATGTGGGCGAATGATGGATACACAGTAACAACTACAAACATGGCAACAGTGCGTACTCATCATACTGCAATATACATGGGAAATGGTTATATTGCAGAGGCATCAGGATATAAAGTAGGAATTGTATATCATAGACGCACATTAAATAATCAAGTATTTTTTATTAGGCTTCCAGAGCTAGACAGGGCAGATAGTACAAGTTCTAGCGGAGGAACAGTAGTGAAGGAAGAGTATAAAAACTGTTTCAACGAGCAAGGTACAATAGACGGTTACAACTATGTATATAAATTACATGATGCTAGATGTACTTGTTATGCAGCTACAGAAAGTAATAGTTCTGGACGAAGTGGACTCGGGACGCACATGGGTAAAACAGTTGCAGCACAAAATATCCCGTATGGAACAAAAATATACATACCAGGTCTAAAGGGGCAAACTTGGACTAATGCAAACGGAACAAAAGTTACATTAGATGGTATATTTACTGTAACGGATAGTGGAATCGCGATGTTTGACTTTGACATAGTTGCGGGAAGTACTAGCAACGCTTGCTATAGCAATTATGCTAATCCTGCCCGATTTGAAGTATATATTTTAGAATGGGGGACAAGTTCTATACAAAACTATAGTTTTACAGACACCTGGAGAATTGCATATAATGGTGGGCGTTTGACTAGATATAAGGCTGCATTTAAAAATTATATTAGCAACGGCGGAGTACTTATAAATTTGCTTAAATTCTATAATGATGATGCAAATATAAGAAGTAGTACATATTGGAATGTTTTAAACAGTTAATGGAGGTGGCAACATGAGAGATTATGATATAGAGAGTGATCTAAAGCAAGAGAAATTTCAATCTCTTAAATTAGTGCAGGGAGATAGAGGAAATAAAATTAAAATTAATGTGTATGAAGATGGGCAACCAGTTAATTTGGCTGGTTGCTCTGTTACTGCAAAATACAAAAGAGCAGATGGAGAGGTAGTAGACGGAATAGTAGAAAATAAAACAGATAATTATTTTTATGCAGTAATGGACAACAACATAACGAAAGTAGCAGGAACTTTAAAAATGCTATTCAATATTGAAAATGGAGATGTGAAAGTTAGCACTTTCCTATTGTTGGCAGATGTAAGAGAAGGCATAGGAGAAAATACAGGAAGCTCAGGAGGGGATACAGAAGTGACAGTAGATCTAAAAGATTACCAAAAGAAAACGGACAATGGATTAGAAACAAAAAATAAATACATTGTTGGAGCTATTAATGAGGTAAATTCGCAATGTAAAGATATTGCGACTAAAACTATTACAACCGATGAAAGAAATAAATTAAATAGTTTAAAAAATTATGATGATACTGAGATTAAAAATGATATACAAACGCAAAAGGCTAGAATAGATACTTTTACATCACTTCAAAATGGAAGTACTACTGGAGATGCTGAGTTAATAGATGCAAGAATTGATGCAGATGGTAATACTTATAGTAATGTAGGAAATAATATAAGAAATAATCAAAAAAAAATAAAGGATGAAATTAAAAGTATTAGTTATACTAATCTCAACAAGGATAGTATAACTAATAATCTATTAGAAGACACTTCTTTTACAGAAGGGTATTTTATACATTCAAACGGAACAATACAAACAAATAAATATTATTCGTATAGTGATTATATAGATGTTAGTGATTTCAATGTATGTGTATTCATGTCATTAGCTAATGACACAACTTTCAATCAAAATTGTGGAGCATTTTTTACAGATACCAAGGAATATATATCAGGAATAAAAATATTATCGGCTGAAATGTCAAATATAAATGAAAGGGAGATTGAAATTCCCGAAAATTGTAAATATATAGTTTTTAATATAACTAATAGTATGAAAGATAAATGTTATTTAAAAGGTATTGGTGGTAAAAAAGAATTAAATTGGTTAAAAGTTACTGAAAGTAATCTTAATGATGGATTAGCACTAAAATTTAAAAAACCCTGGGAAGGTAAAAAAGTTACTATCTATGGAGATAGTTTAACTCAGATAAATGACTGGAAAGGGAATACTACTTCATGGGCAAGTTACTTGAGTGAATATTGTGGATTTTCTGAAGTTGTGAATAAAGGAATAGGTGGTTCAACTATTGTTCCTGGTACAATACCAAATAAAACTAATGACTTTTATACTAGAATTACGACACAAAATGATTCTAATACAGATTTATTTATAATTTTCGGTGGTATGAATGACTATTTATTTAATAGTACACTAGGAGATTCAAATGAAGTCGCTGGAAATACAACACTATGTAACACCGTAAAGTCTATTTGTGAACATATACAAACAAAATATCCAAAAGCTCAAATTTTATTCATCTTGCCACCATATGGAACTCCAGAATCGACAACTAAAAATAGCATAAAAACAATAAATACATTAATAGAAGATAGTATTGAAATATATGGAGTATCTGTATTAAATTTATACAAAGATGGAGATATTAATGTAAAAAATTCAGCATATAAATCTTTGTATTATTATGATGGAGTACACTATAATGATTTAGGACATGAAAGAATTGCGAAAAATAGAATTATTCCGAAAATAAACAACATGATTTCATAATTAGAAATTGGTTTAAATTTTTTTTATAATATCTTAGTTCGTAATTTAAAAAGATTGCGCACTTAATTTGTTGCATATTTCGACCTCTTTCTATACTATTTATGGTATAAAAGAGGAATGAAGGGAGAAAAATATATGGAATTTAAACCTAGAGAATTAATAGGATATACAGGAGAATCTTGTCCTAAATGTGGTCGCGTAAGGGTAGAACAATATACAGATGGAACTAAAGTATGTGAAAAATGCCAATGGAATTTAACTATAAATGACTATGACTATGATTACGAAGAAAAAATGGACGAGTATTTCTTAAAACAACATGAGATTAAAGAAATTAAGTAAAAAGATTGCGTATTAAAAAGGACTGTAGAAATACAGTCCTTTTATTATAGAAAGGAGAATTTAACATGCAAATTAACATAAAAACTCCAGAGGGAATTACAATAGAACAAGAAGAAATAGAAGCTTATATAAAACATGTAAGAAAAAATAATCCAAATAGAGAGATAGAATATCTTAATATAACATTAGATAAATTAGGATATGCTGACTTAGAATATAAATTAGCACCAGTTGATTTTGAGAGAATTAGAAGAATAACTGGATATTTAGTGGGAACAACTGATCGTTGGAATAATGGTAAAAAAGCTGAACTTAAAGACAGGGTAAAACATTCATGTGGAGAATGTTAAAATGGATTATTTTAAGGAGGTGATAACAATGTAAAATTATTATATTTATGTATTTAATATATAGTATAAAACTTAAATAGCATTATTTTAAAGGACTGTAGAGGTACAGTCCTTTTTTAGTGAAAAGAAAGGAGAAAATATGAATATTTATAATGAAAAGATAAGTATTCTAGTATCATTTATAGGAACGTTTTTAACATGGTTATTTGGAGCATGGGATATAGCTTTAAGTATATTAGTACTATTTATAGTATTAGATTACATAGCAGGATTAATAAAAGCTTTTGTAAATAAAACTGTTTCTTCTAATGTAGGTTTACATGGAATAGCAAGAAAAGCAGTTATATTTATAGTGCTTATAGTAGGAGTAGCATTAGATAGAATATTAAATTCAGGAGCATGGATGTTTAGAACATTAGTTTGTTACTTTTACATAGCGAACGAAGGGATAAGTATATTAGAAAATTGTTGTGAAATAGGAATAAATGTACCGGATCCTATAAAAAAAGCACTAATACAATTAAAGAAAGAAGGAAATGAAAATGAGTAAATATTTAGTAGCTATTGATGCAGGACATGGAATGTGTACACCAGGCAAACGTTCTGTAAAATTATCTTCAGATTTATATATTAACGGTGTTCTAGTTAGAAAAAAGGGTCAAGTAATTAAGGAAAATGAATGGAATAGAGCTATATCTGAGTATTTAGCAAAAGCACTTACTAGATGTAATATTGGCTATATGTATACTGCTGATATGACAGGAAAAACAGATGTACCTCTAGCAACTAGATCATATAGAGCAAATAAAGCAGATGCAGATATATTAATTTCTAACCACTATAATGCAGCTGGAACAGCAACTGTTTGGCAAACAAAAGTTAAAGGATTACTTGTTTTACGTACTAAAAATTGTTCTTCAAAATCTATAACATTGGGAAAATTAGCAGTAAAACATTTAACAGCAGATATAGATTATGAGTATAATTACGGCTTGATGCGCGATGTAGATATGAGTGGATTTACACTAGCGATTTTAAGACAAACAAATATGCCTGCCATATTAATTGAATATGGATTTATGGATTATGAAAAAGAAGCAAAACTTATGTTAAATCCATCACATCAAGAGAAATGTGCAGAAGCAGTTTGTAAAGCAATTTGTGAGTATTTTGGTATAAAATATATTTTGCCAAATATTAAAGAAGAAAATAAAACACTATATGTTAAGATAAAAGAAGATATAAATATGCATAGTCGCCCAGACTTTACAAAAGAAAGCACAATAGGTATTGTAACTGCTGGTGGAGTTTATACAGTTATAGAAGAAGTAAAACGTTCTGATACTAATATGTATAGATTAAAATCAGGAGTATATATAACTGCATCTACTAAATATGTAGAGGTTTTTGAAAAATAAGTATAAAAGTATAATAATAGGCCTATACTCCGATTAAAAGGAGGTAGGTGCATGAATAAAATTATCTTAGAAGTAGCAGGGCGCATTGCATACTTTGGTATTGGTGTATTGTGTGCTATGTTGTTCATAGTATAAAATAAGGCTAGGGAAGTTATTTTCCTTAGCTTATTTTATGTATAGCATTAACGAACCTATTCTTTGGACGGATAGAAATACTATCTCCAGTTTCTATTTCTCGAAATATATTTTCTTCTTCTATCTGTATTTTTAACTTGTCAGCCAATTCCGTTAGCATATTGTAATGATTTTTTAGAACCTTTTCTAATGGAATATCCTTATCATCAGCACGGCTTTTCCTTAAATACATTGCATACATCTTATTTCCTCCTAATTAAAAAGAGCAGCTGGTAAAACTGCCCTGATGTTTATCTATATTATTTATTATTTTAAACTTTGGTGTATATATACATCATTTGCATATGTATTTACTATCTCATTAGCAACTATGTTACCATCTTTTATGCCTTGGATAGTTTTATTATCTAATGTAAATGATACGACTTTTTCTTCTTTACCATTATCCATATCTGCAACAGCCCAGTAATCTATTTTATCATACTTATCGCAACCTTGATTTTTTATAAGATCTTCTACATTATAACCATTTTGGTCGATAGTTAACTTGTTAGTAGTAGAAGGTTTAATTTTAACTTTTATAACTAATCCGTTATCATCTGTTTCATTTGATTCTAGATACTCGCCATGTAAAATAGTATATTCTCCCTTATCATTAGAGCCACTGCTGGAGCAACCTGCTACTCCAATACACATAATAATACATAGCATTATACTTAATATTTTCTTCATAACTCCCCACTCTCCTTTTTTATTTTGCATTAAATCCCGCATTAAATCCAGCTTTAAAACCAGGCATACCAGCTATAATTATTACTAAAACTACTATAACTAATACCGCAATAATTGCTTTCTTTTTCATAATATCACCCCTTAATATTTTTTCTTAAATTGTAGCAGAAAGCCATATTTATAGCATTACTTTCCAATATAATTTGATAAAAAATTAATTTTTCCCCTATATACATGTAAAATATTCTGAAACACTTTTTTGACTTAATGTTTAGTAGTATAATAACATTATAAATATTTCGAAAAAATAATATATATAACTTATAACTTGGTGTATAATATATATAAAGAATAAAATAGAACATTTGTTTGCGTTAAGGGGGAATCTATTTGGAAGAAAAGAGTGTATCACTAAAAAACAAAGAAGAGATATTATTAGTAGACGATGAAATATTAGAAGATATAATAAAAAAAATGCAAAAACAAGTAGAAAATAAAACTGTGTAAAAAAGAGGGGCTTAGAATTAAGTCCCTCTTTTCATGCTTATTACAAGCCTTATTATGTTATCAAATTCTTCATCAGATAGCTGGTCTGCCAGTCTAAGCGCTTGTTTTTGCTTTTCTGTTAGATCTTCAATAGGTTTTTTTATTTTCATTAATACCTAGCAAATAATCAACTGTAACATCAAAGAATTTTGCTAGTTTAAATAGAGTATCTGAATCACATTTTCTTCTATTGTTTTCCCAGTTATTGACAGTCTGTTTACTCACATTTAGGGCTTTGCCTAAATCTTCTTGCGTAATATCTTTTTCCAGTCGCAATTCCCTCAATATATCTCCTTGTGTTTTACTCATATTTTTCATTCCTTCCAGTCATTTCCTTCTTATATAATATTCTACTTTATGAATACTATTCCCTCTAAATTATAAAGTAATTATAACATATTTGATTATACGAATAATTGTTATTTCAAGAAAATATAACAACGCGAAAACTTTTTTTGAAAATACTGTTGACAAGTACACGAAACGTATATATAATGAAAGTATAAATTAAATCAAGGAGGTGCAAGAATGAACTTGATGAATTTAAAAATATACAGAAATGTATATGGTTACACTCAAGAAGATTTAGCAAAAGTATTAGGAGTAACTAAAACAAGTTACGCAAATAAAGAAACAGGAAGGAGAAAAATAACATTAACCGAAGCTAAGACGATGGCTGATTTATTTGACGTCAGCATAGAAGAACTTTTTTTTAGCCACGAAGTCCACATAAAGGATACTCAATCAAGAAAAGTATGCAGTAATTTATAATCAAGGGGGAAATAACATGGATTACATAAAAGAAATGAATAACTTAGTAGCAAGTATAGAAGTGAAAGAATACGAAGGACAACCAGTAGTTAGTAGCAGAGAGGTTGCTACTAATTTCAACAAAAGACATTCAGATGTATTGAAAACTATAGAAGATAAAATAGAGGTTAACGGAATTTTGCGCTCACCTAAATATTTCATTAAAACTACTTATACTGATAAATCAAACAGACAATCAAAAGAATATCTTATGACTAGAGATGGATTTTCATTTTTAGTAATGGGCTTTACTGGAGCTAAAGCAGATGAATGGAAACTTAAATATATAGAAGCATTCAACAAAATGGAAGAAAAAATAAAAAACATAAATCCGTATGCTGGGATGAGTAAAGAATTACAAGCAATATTTGCAATAGATAAAAAACAGCAGCAAATAGAGCAAGATGTAAAAACAGTTACAGAAGATCTAAAAGATTTTAAAAATAATGCACCATTATTTAGCATAGAGTGTGAAACCTTGCAGAAAGCATTAAGAGGTAAAGTGATAAAAGAAATGGGTGGTAAAAATGCTCTAGCTTATAAAGATAAATCTATTAGAACAAAGATGTATATAGATGCACAGAATCAGTTAAAAAGAGAGTTTGATGTATTAAGTTATAAAGCTATAAAACGTTGCCAGTTAGACGATGCTTTAAAAGTTATAGAAGCCTATAAGCCACCAACTGTTTACAAGGAAGTTATAGACGCAGTTAACAGACAAATGTTATTAGAAGATACAATTTTATAATACAAAGGGGGTAATCATTATGGCAGTATACAAAAAACAGAACATTTCTTTAGAAAAGAGGTTGAAGAAGTAGCAGATATATTAAGAAACAGAGGATACAAAGAAGAGTGGAGCATCATAACTCCATTTCAATTAGAGATAAAAATGTATCACAAATTGAAAAATAAATTTGCGATGTTGAGAAAACAAGGTAACAACACAGTAGTTGATTATAGCAGATAGGAGGGAGGTAAGATGGCAAAATACATAGCAGTAAGTATAGTTTTTTCAGTAGGCTTTTTCCTAGGAGCATGGTGGAAAAGTATACACGAATAGGACAAATTTTAGGTAACATATTTTATTAGGGGGTGCAATATGAAAGAAAAAATATATCAAAATGGAGGGGTTAAGATAACTGTAAAAAGTCCATTAACACCTTCTAGAGAGAACTTAGAAGCAGTCTACAACGTATGCAACAAGTTATTTAAAGACAGAAAAGACGAAGAAATATTTTATCAACTAGGGGAATGTAAAAGAAGAAATATGAAAGCTGTATAAAGGAGGGAATAACAAATGACAAATCAAGAGTTCAGAGTAAAAGCTTTAGGACTATTCGCTAAGGCAGAATACATCAACGATAATCTAGAATTTGCAAAAATAGGAATGGACCTATCTTTACAAGTTAACAAAGGTGAAAGCTATTATGCTTTAACAATTTCAATCGAAGAATACAACAAAAAAGTACATTATATAGTGCTTACAAGCGCTGGTTATAATGTAGCAACAAATCTACACGACATTTCAGACTTGCTAGACAACTATATCGAAGGAATCAAGGAGGTGATATAAATGACAATGATATGCACACCAGAATACCTAGATAGAGCAGCAAAAGAAAATCCAGATATGACTTTTCTTGAATACATGGCAATGTTACAAGTTAGAAGAATAACAGAAGCACAAGAAGAAATGACATTAGAAGATGTAAAAGAATTTGCACAAATGGAACAAGATTACCGAGACTTAGTTTACGATATGACACACCAATAAAAATTCAATAAAAAATAAGCTCTCTAGAGTACCAGTCTAGGGAGCTAACATAACCATACATATTATAAAGTACTTATATTATATCACGAAAGGGGATAAATATGAAGTTTAATTTACAAGCAGAGGGAGTAAAACAATCCGACATAAAAACACTAGAACAAAGATTATTCCTAGTTAGATTATACAGAAATGAAAGCGACCCAGAAGGTCGATTAGGTTTCATAGAAGGAGCAGAATTTGCTTTAAATAACAGAAAAAACATGACAATAGGAGATTTTAAAAGACATTACATAAAAACATATGAAAAAATAGGACAAGTAAAACATGACAGTTATGAAAGCAGTTTATTATATGCTTTACGACTTAATATAGAAGAATTAGAGATAAATAAGGAAGGTGAATTTTAATGGCAGATATTAAGGGGAGAGATTGTTGTCGAGGATGCCCTTATTACAGTGAGGGCTGGACTGATTATGGACCATATAACGATTGTAGTTTATTAGGACAAGAATATTTCACACCAGATGGATGCGAGTTTGTAAATGAAGATGGCAGTGTAAATAAAAAGGAATTAAAAAAATTCAGCAAAGAGATGTATGAATAAAAATAAGGAAGGTGAATAACATGACTAAAGCAGTACAAGCAAATGATAATGCATTAGCATTAGCTAGTTTTACATTAGAAGGTGGACAAGTTTTAAATGCTGATACAGTTAGAAATTATTTAGTAAGAGGAAATGGGAATGTAACAGATCAAGAAGTTTTATTTTTCTTGGAGTTATGCAAATCAAGACATTTAAATCCATTGCAAAACGATGCTTATATAATTAAATTCGGAAGTCAACCAGCTAACATAATAGTTGGGAAAGATGTGTTTGTTAAAAGAGCAGACCAACATCCGCAATTCGAGGGAATGAGAGCAGGAATATTAGTAGAAAGAAATAACGAAATGATAGAAATAGAAGGAACTGCAAAACTAAAAAAAGACATAATAGTTGGTGGCTGGTGTGAAGTATATAGAAAAGATAGAAAGATGCCTATCAAGTCTACAGTAGCTTTTGAAGAATATTCAAAAGGACAAGCTACATGGAAACAAATGCCTGGAGTTATGATAAGAAAATGTGCTATGGTATCAGCCTTAAGAGAGGCATTTCCAACAGATTTTCAAGGTATGTATGATAGCGCAGAAATACAAAGTGTACCTGATAAATTACCTACTAAAGAAGTAGTAATAGGTAAAGCAACAAGTGAGCAAAAGAGAAAGTTATTAGCAATGGCAGAAGTAAAAGGATTATATAGTCACGAAGATGCTAAAGATACATCAAAGCTTGAATATTTCTGCAGCAGTAACGGATATGACCTAAAAGACTTAAAATTCGAAGAAGTGGACGAGCTATTACAACTACTAACAAACTATGAACCAGCACAAGATGTAGATTATACAGAAGAACCTATAGAAGAAGATAGCGGACAAATAGAAGGACAGCAAGTAATGGATATGTAGCTAGGTTGGGGAGCAATCCCCTTCCTAGAAAAGTAAAGAAATAAGGAGGCTTGGTAATGAGCGATAATCAGAAATATTATTATTTAAAATTAGTAGATAATTTCTTTGACAGGGACGAAATGATAATGCTTGAAAGTATGCCAGATGGTTATTTATATTCAAACATACTTTTAAAACTTTATCTTAGAAGTCTAAAGAATACAGGAAAATTAATGTTTAACGATAGAATACCATACAATCCAACAATGCTTGCTAATATTACTAGGCATCCAGTAGCAGTAGTAGAAAAAGCAGTTGATATATTTGAACAACTAGGATTAGTAGAAATATTAGACAATGGAGCTATCTATATGTTAGATATTCAGGACTTTATCGGAAAAAGTTCTACAGAAGCAGACAGAAAAAGAAATTACAGAAGAAGAATTGACGAAGAAAAACAACAATTATTAGAAGGGAAAGGACAAATGTCCCAACAAATGTCCGAAACAAAAGGACAAATGTCCGAAACAAAAGGACAAATGTCCGACCAAATCTCCACCATAATTAGAGATAGAGATAGAGATAGAGATAGAGATAGAGATAGAGATATACATACAGATATAGATAGTAAGTCGGTAGGTAAGTTTGCTAATCTCTATGAAAAGAATATCGGACTAATAAATGGAGTAACATCAGAATGGCTTATAGATATAAGTAATCAAATAGATTATCCGCTTTTTAAAAGAGCAATAGAAATATGTACAGAAAGAGGTAAAACAAATCTAGGCTATTTGAAAGGGATAATAAACAACTGGAGCAATAAAAACATACACACCATGGAACAATTACAGGCATACAAATTACAGCAAGGACAAGACAAACCTAAACAACAATCAGAAACAGGTAAATTTGATTCTATTAAATTGAAAAATGATGAGGAACTAAGTATAGAAGAAATGGAAAGACAAATGAAAGAATGGGGGTATTGATGTGGACCAAGATCTAATAAGAATCTTAGATAGAATAAAACTAAATTGCAAAGTAGAAGAAATTCAATACGACTGCCTTATATGTGAAGATAAAGGTTACATATTTGAAACAGATAAAGATGGCTACGAAGTGGCAATACCTTGTAAATGTTTAGCAAAGAAACAAAGTATCGAAAAAATGGAACGTAGTGGCCTTACAGAAGCTTTTAAGCAAAAAACGATTAATTCCTTTGTGGCTGACAAAGAATGGCAGAAAATGGCGAAATTTAAAGTTACAAAGTACATTAATGATTTCTTAAAAGAAGGAACAAACTCAGGACTTATATTAAGCGGACAACCTGGTTCGGGAAAAACACACTTAGGAATTGGAACAATGTTAGAACTTATTGATAACAATATAGGCTGCGTATATAGGGAATATCTAAGTATGGTAACTAATTTAAAACAAGTTGGCATGAACGAGGAAGAATATATAAGGGAGATGGAAAAGTATATAAACCCTCCAATATTGTTTTTAGATGACTTCCTAAAAGGAGAAGTTACACAGGCAGATTTAAAACATATATACAAAGTAATAAATACTAGATACCTAAAGGGAAAACCAATAATTATATCAACGGAGAAAAGTATAAAAGAGATATTAGAGTTCGACGAAGCGATAGGAAGTAGACTTATAGAGCAAGCAAAAGGCAATATAGTAAACTTTCCTAGAGATTTTAGCAACAATTATAGACTAAGAGGAATTATATAAAACAAAAGATAGAAGGTGATTAACCTTCTATCGATTTTAAAAAGTCTTTCAGTATTTTGTTTATTTGACTACTAACAGTCCTATCTTCTTCGGATGCATATTGTTTTAGTTTTTCTAAAACTTCTTCATCTAAAGTTATAGCAATTTTCTTTTTCATGTTATCACCTCTTAGTGGTATTATATCATGATTTTATATGAAAATAAATCCAAAATGCTTGATAAAGTATGATAAAGTATGATAAAATAATACTAAAGAAGGTGATATTATGAACGAAATTTGGAGAAAGATAGAAGAATTTAAAAACTACGAAGTTAGTAACTTAGGGAATGTAAGAAGTTTAAATTATAGACGAACTGGAGAAACTAAAATACTCAAACTAGGTAAAGATAAAAATGGATATTTATATATTTGTTTATGGGAAAATGGTAAGCAATATTTTAAAACAGTACATAGATTAGTAGCAACTGCATTTATATCAAATCCACAGGGAAAACCTCAAATCAATCATATAAATGGAGATAAAGAAAATAACAGAGTATCAAATCTAGAATGGTGTACAGGAAAAGAAAATTGCCAACACGCATACAATACAGGACTGCACGTAATAACAAAGGAAACTAGAAAAAAATTAAGGGGTATGAAACTATAACTGTGGATTAATAAGAAAACGTACTTTGACAAGTGAATATGAAATTTATTACTTAAAATAACTTTAACTGTGGACTATATAACTTTGAATGTGGTATAATAAGGTAAATATATTTTAAGGAGGGATACTATGGATAAATTAGAATTTCTAAGCGATGAATATTTGATGGAAAAATATGAATTTACAAAAAATGCTTTTAAAGAAATAACAAATAAAATCAGGAGTATAATTAATCAACCAGAGATACATTTGTTATTTAAAATAGCTGCAGATAAAGAATTAAATCATTATTCCTATATGTATGAAAGCGTTAAAACTAAAAGATTAAAGAAAAAATATAAAAATAAATTCGACAAAAGATTAAATGAAATAAAGGAAAAATAGACAACATGAATATACTAAATTTACCAGAATTTGAAGTTTTAGACACAATACAAGATGACCATGATATGACGGTAATAGTAAAACCAGTTAAAGAGCCTGTGGCTTGCCCAGAATGTGGTGGAGTTGAATATTATAAGCATGGCAAATCTAAACGATTTGTAAGGGATTTAAATAGCTTTGGGAAACGTGTAGGGATTGAAATACATACACACAGATATAAATGTCGATATTGCGATACTACATTTAGTCAGCATTATAAAAGTATCGACGATAGAGATAAAATCACTATTCGTTTAAGGGAGCAAATAGAAAAAGAATCCCTTAAAAAACCATTTGCTAATATAGCAGAGGAATATAGTGTTTCTCCTACCACAGTAAAGCGAATATTTAATGCTTACATAGAAAGGCTAGAAAAGGATATGACCTTCCTTACACCAGTTATATTAGGGATAGACGAAGCACATCTTAATAAGTCAATGAGAGCCGTTTATACTGATATAATTGGACGTAAGGTATTGGATATTCAACCAAGCCGTAAGAAATGCGATGTGAAGGCTTTTCTAAGTAAATTGCCTAATAAGAATAACATAGAAGTAGTAACCATAGATATGTGGAGATACTACAAAGAGGCAGTGTATGAGGAACTTCCAAAAGCTAAGGTAATAGTTGACAGATTCCATGTAATACAATTAGTTAACAATGCTTTAGAAGGTGAGAGAAAATCGTTTAAAGGCTCTCTAGATAGAAAGCAAAGGTCTAAGTTGTTAAAGGATAGATTCTTACTATTAAGGAATAAGGAAGATTTAGAACCTAAACAGATTTGGGATATGCAGCTAATGTTTCTAGATTTTCCACAGTTAAAGTTAACAGAAGAAACTAAAAAGAAAATAAGTAAAACACTTAAAGGCAAAATGACAGGAGAAAAAAATCCGATGTATGGTATGTCAGGGGAAAAACATCCACGAGCTAGAAAAATTAAATGTATTGCAACTGGAGAGATATTTAATTATATAAGAGAAGCTGCGAAAAAATATAATATCGACAGCTCAAGTATATCGGCATGTTGCAGAGGGAAACAAAAATCAGCTGGTAAGCATCCGATAACAGGCGAAAAGCTAGTATGGGAATATGCAGAAAAATAATTTTACAAAAGGGGGATAATCATGGCAAATAAACCAATAACAGATTTAGAAAAATGTAAGATAAAAGAATTGTACGAAAAAGGTTATAGTATCCTACGAATAGCAAACGAAATAGGCAGAAGTGACGGTACTGTTAAAAAATATGTACAGGAAATGAAACTTGTAAAACCTGCTAAACCTACTATAGTAGGTGAAAGATACGGAAGATTAACTGTGTTAGAACTAGATCATGTGGAAAAAAGCAGAAGATATTGGAAATGCAGTTGTAGCTGTGGAGGGACTACAGTAGTAAGAGAAGGCAATTTAAAAAACGGCATAACTAAAAGTTGTGGATGTTTAAGAAAAGAACATGTAGAACGTCAGAAACTTGATATAAAACCAGTTGAACCAAAGAATAACCAAGGTGGTGTATATTATTTCCAACCAGGTGACATAGTCTTAAAAGGCAATTATGAAGTAGAAGGATATAAAAGAGGAGGAGAAGTAAAAGAATTCAAAATGTCGCCTGAGGAATTAAAGAAATACCTAAAAGAGCTTGAAACGAAAGAAGTAAAAAGAAGGGGAGAATAGTATGGAACAAAATTTAATTATAGCTAAAAATATAAAAACTGGGGAAACGTTAGAATTTGCAAGCCAAAAAGAAGCAGCGGATTATCTTACAGATGTATATGGCAAAAAAATATACATAAGCAGTGTGGCTGCGATTATAAAACAAGACGTGCCATACAAAAAGACATGGGAAATTAATTATATTAAAGAAAATAGCAATGTAAAAGTATGCGAATGCTGTAAAAAGGAATACAAAACAAATAGAAAAAAACAAAGATTTTGCAGTTTTGAGTGTAGAGAAAATTACTATAATGCACAAAGAGTAGCAAAAAATCCAAAAACATCAAGATGTAAGATCGAAAAAAAGAAAGAGAAAGAACTAATACATAAGTTATATGTAATGCTAACACCATACAGAACAAAGGAAGCTAAGGAAGATGCGTAGAGGTAAATCAGTAGTAGCAGAAAATATCAAGACAGGAGAAATACTAGAGTTTCCAAGTCAATACGCATTAGCTAATTACTTTATGGATTTATATTTCATAGAAATATCAAGCAAAAATGTAGGTCGAATGGTGGGACAGAAGAAACCATACAGAAAAACTTGGATAGTACGTTTTAAGGGGGCAGAAGATGGAAAGATACACACTAAATAAAAATGCAGAAGGGTATACAGATTTAACGGCGCTAGAAGGAATTAAGAGAGCAGATAAAGGCAAAACAAATAAACCTAAGACAACAGAAGCGCAAGAGCAAAAGAGCCTTATAGAGTGGGCAAAATGGCAAGAAAAGAAATATCCAGAGTTAAAACTTTTATACCATTGTCCTAATGGTGGAACTAGAAATAAAATGGAAGCTGCAAATTTAAAAAGACAAGGTGTAAAAGCTGGAGTGCCAGATTTATTCCTACCAGTTCCTAGAGGAAATTCTCATGGCCTATTTCTTGAAATGAAGGTAGGTAGAAATAAATGCACAGATAATCAAAAGAAATGGATTAGGGCATTAATGGAGCAAGGATATGAAGTAAAAGTGTGTTATAGCGCAGAAGAGGCTATTCAGATCATTAAGAGATATTTGGGAATATAGGAGGTTGAAATGATATTAGCAAGATACAAAGAATTAGTCGAACTGGCTAAGAAATACATAGAAAAGGGATATAGTGAGCTAGAAGCGATTAAATTAGCTGAAAAGGAATTGGAGGAAGAACAATGGAAGAAATAAAACAAGCACTAGAAATATTAAAAAGAGAATGTACTAAACAAGACGATTGTGAAGGTTGTGTAGTTCACAAATTATTAGGACAAGGTTGCCAAGATACAGAAAAATTCCCAGAAGAATGGGAAGTAAACCACTAGGAGGAGAAATGGATAGAGTAATAGGAGATATAATTATTCTAGTTGTAATAGGATTATGGATAGCTAGTAGATTATTTGTATAGGAGGGAATATGGAAACTGGAAAATGCAAAATAAGAAAGAATGTATCTAAAAAAATAAATCAACTCAATTTTGGACGTGGCAAAAAATTTGAGTATCAGTATATAACAAATAACAGAATTAGAATATTCAAAAAAGGAATACAACTAATTATGGATGAAAAAGATTTTTCAAAGTATTTTGAAAAAATAGGAGGAAGATAATGTTTACGTTAAAAGATTTTAAAGTAAGATTAGTTAATGGAGAAGAAGTAAAAAACTTTGTAAAAAGACATGGAGAATTTAGTAAAGTGTGTTATGATACTCCAAAAGAAAAAGCAGAAAAAGTAGGAGAACATTGCTTAGAAAGTGGACATCTAAGTGGAAGTAGACACTTATATATGGTATTTGAAATTAAGAATGTGCCTAGAAGTTGTTACGATGAAGAAACTGAAATATTAACCTTAGAAGGCTGGAAGTTTATCAAAGACATAAAAGAAGATGAAATAGTAGCAACTTTAAATGATGCAACTAAAAAGGTGGAATTTCATAAAATAAAAGAAAAAATAGTGGAAAACTATAATGGGGATATGTTTTTTATTAAAAGTGAAAATGTCGACCTTGCAATAACTGAGAACCATAATATGTATTATAAAAAATATGATGTTAGAAAAGACAAGGATAAAACTTATTTAACACCTATAAAGGATATAAATGTAAATAGAATAAAACTTACAAAGGAATTTGAATATAAGGGTATAAATAATTTACCGAATATATATAAAATTAAAGGTTATACATATAAGAAAAAAACAAATAATGGTGGAGATTGTAATATGTATACTGGAGATTTAGAAATAGATAGAAAAACATTTTATAAATTTTTAGCATGGTATTTATCTGATGGATCAACATATTATAACGAAAAAGAAAATAAATATGTTATTTCAATATCACAAACAAATTGTAAAAAAAATATAGAAAATCATACAAAAGAAGATATACAAGACATAATAATAAAATTAGGATTTGCACCAACTGTAACAGATAGAGATATAAGATTTAATAGTTTAACATTAGGCAAATTTTTAAAACAATTAGGGACTGCATCTAACAAATATATACCATTAAATATATATGATGAATTTAATAAAGAATATGCTCAGATTTTCTTAAATGAATATTTCAGAGGAGATGGGCATTTAGACAAAAATGGATGTGGCAAATTTTATACTTGTTCCGAAATATTAGCTAATCAATTGCAACAATTATGCTTTTTAGCAGGATGGTCTGCAATGATATACACTAGAAATGAAAATTTGGTTGATGAGAAAATACAAATATGCAACAAAACAGTAAAATGTAATTATGTAGGATATGTTATCAATGTAAGTTTCAACACTAGAAATAAATACCCTCATGTATCATTGAAAAAACATAAAACGGTTAAACATTACGAAGGTAAAGTTTATTGCGTAAATGTTCCTAACCATATAATATTTGTAAGAAGAAATGGGAAAGCAGTTTGGTGTGGAAATTGCGTAGACCAACTTGTAAGACATACACAAGGATTTGTAACAAATGTGCAAAGTTTAAGATATTGCAATAAAGACGGAAAGATAAGCTTATACGCAGCACCAGAGATAGAAAAGGATATATACTTAACACAATCATTACATAACTATGAAGCTCAGGCACAAGCTTACTATGATTACTTCCAAAGCAATTTAAAAAACAACGGTTATACAAATGAACAAGCTAATGAAATAGCTAGAACAGCTATTCCAATAGGAGTAGCTACAGAATGTAACATAGCAGTAAACATAGAATGCTTAATACATTTAGCAAACGTAAGATTATGTACAAGGGCTGAATTACCAATAAGAACTATAGTGAAAGAAATGGTAAAACAAGTCGTAGAAGTAGAACCACGTTACAAACCTTATCTAGTGTCACAATGTAAGAAACTTGGATATTGTCCAGAAGGTAAGGATTGCAAATAATATAATATAGGGGGATAATCGAATGGCTAAAACAATAGATAAAACATTTTCCGACGCAGAAGGAAAACTATATAACTACAATAGCACAAAAATCGAACTAAACAGCCTTAAAATAGACTTAGAGTATTTAGAAATAGACTATAAGGGATGCAAAGCTATTAGCTATGACGAAAGAACAGGAGAAACATACAACATAAGTAATACAGTAGAGAGTGAAGTATTAGCCAAAGAAAGACAGATAAAAGATCTAGAGAGTAAAATAAATAAAAAAGAAAGACAGATTAGAAAAATAGAAAATGCATTAGAACTACTAAAGGAAGAAGAAAAAAGATTAGTTAGCTTTAGATATTTCTCAAATAGAAAAAAAGCACCAAGTTGGTTAGATGTAGGAGAGGAAATAGGTTATTCGGATAAAAAATGCAGAGCTATGAGGAATGATATTATTAACAGAATAAAAACGCTTATATAATTACAAATTTACCGTAAAAGTTCCGTAAAAGTTCCGTAAAAATTCCTTTTTTATACGGAAAACTATAGTATATTTATAGTATGGGAAACTAAAAAATCCCTTATTTCTTTAAAGTATTTCCCTAGAAGTCTGGTAAACTTCTAGATTTTGAATTGGTTTGAAACTAGTAACAACGAAAAGTACATTCCTCCGGGCATGAGGGAAGCCTGCTAATAATTCCCTCTTAAAAAAGATATTAATTATGCAACCGCATAACTAATTTATAAATTTTCATATTTAAAATCTTCCCTTAAGTTATTGTAGAGAGAACCCTTCGGGGTTCTTTTTGTTATGTAAAAATATAGAAAGGAGTGGTATTAATGGCTAAATTAACAGCTAAACAAAAGAAGTTTGTAGAAGAATACTTGATAGACCTTAATGCCACTCAAGCGGCTATTAGGGCTGGATATTCTCCTAATACTGCACAAGAACAAAGTAGCAGGCTATTATCAAATGTTATGGTTAAAAATGAAATAGATAAAGCTATGGCTGAAAGAAGTCGAAGGACAGGTATTAGTCAAGACAGAGTTTTAAGGGAATTAGCAAAGATAGCATTTGTAAATCCTGGAGATGTCATAAATTTTGATGAAGCTACAGTAAAAAGTGATGCAAAGGAAGATGATTTAGCAGCTATAGCAAGTGTAAAAATAAAAAACATACCAACAGAAGATGGTGAAATAACAGAAAGGGAAATAAAATTATGCGACAAGCTAAAAGCATTAGATTTGCTCGGTAAACATCTAGGCATATATGACAAACATGAAGCAAAGGATAGAAATTTAACGATAACAATAAATAAGGCAAGCGAAAAAAATGGAAATTAATATAACTTGCAATGATCACTTTGAAGATTTTGTTTTAGATTGGAACTATAAATTTTATTTTCTTGTTGGCGGTTATGGTAGTTCTAAAAGTTATCATGTGGCCCAAAAGCTGCATCTGAAATTATTGCAAGAAAAGAGATTGGCATTAGTTGTAAGAGAAGTGTATGACACTATACGAGATAGCTGCTTTTCACTTTTACAAGACGTAGCAGTGGATATGGGCATATACGATATGCTTAAATTTAAGACATCGCCAATGCAAGTAACGTATCCTAATGGGAGTAAGATAATTTTTAAAGGTATGGATAAGCCAGCTAAATTAAAATCTATCAATGGAGTATCTATTATATGGGTTGAAGAATGTTCCGAGGTTAAATATGAAGGATTTAAAGAACTTTTAGGGCGTTTAAGACATCCTACACTTAGTAATCACATTATACTTAGTGAAAATCCCATAGAAAAGGCTAACTGGACCTATAAGCATTTTTTTATTGATGAAGAGAATGATAAAAAAATACTTGATGATGAAAAACTTTATATCGAAAGGATTATAAAAACTAATAATACATATTATCATCATTCTATTTGTGACGATAATTATTTTCTACCTGAGGACTATATAAAAGAACTTGATAACATGAAAGAATATGACCCGGATTTATATAGAGTAGCTCGCCAAGGAAGATTTGGCATAAATGGAACCAAAGTATTGCCGCAATTTGAAATGATGGACCATGATTTAGTTATGGCTAAAGTAGGTTCTATACCTTCTAGATTTCATAGATCTGGCATGGACTTTGGATTTGAAACTTCATACAATGCACTAATTAGAATTGCTATAGATGATGTGAATAAAGATTTGTATATTTACTGGGAATATTATAAAAATCATATGACAGATGACAAGACAGCTAAAGAAATAGATGAATTTAGAGTAAATAGAGAGTTAATAAGAGCAGATAGTGCTTAATGGTTAGGCACTTAACCTGGTTAATTGCTGGAAACCCCTAAAGCTTTAGATACCAAAGAGTAAAAATTCTAAAGATGCTACAATGGGCAATCAGCAGCAATATTATAATTATTTAATGTTTTATGCAACGAAACTATCCGAAATGTGTTATAATTATATTAAGGAGAGTGGTTGATATGAAACAAATAAATAAAATTAAAGGATATGAAAATATAAGAGATGTATATTACATAACAGAAAATGGAAAAGTATTTAGCTATGCAAGTAACAATTTAAAAAGAAAAGATACTTGTAAAGAAATAAAACAATACAAGAAAACTGGAGGATATTTAAATGTAGCACTAGTAACAAATGAGCAAAAAGTAAAATATGTAAGAGTTCATAGACTAGTAGCTTTAGCTTTTATACCTAATCCAGATAATAAAGAATATGTAAATCACATAGATGAAAATAGACAAAATAATAATGCATCAAACTTAGAATGGGTAACACCTAAAGAGAATAATTTACACTCATTAACTAAAAAAACTTATGTATATGATTTAGAAGGTAATTTAGTTAAAATTTATAATTATACACACGAATGTAAAGTTGATGGGTTTAATCAAGGGCATGTATGTGCATGTGCTAGAGGCGAAGAAAGAACTCATAAAAAACATATATTTTCATATACACCTTTAACAAAAGATGATGTTGTTCAACGACTATCGAAATCATTTTATCTTAAATAGATAGAATAAGAAAGTAGAGTACACTCAAGTGAGTGGAAAAGCCAGGCAATAATTAAGACCGAGAGGTCTTTTTTTTATTGAAGATATAGTCTAGACTTATGTGAGAGCATAAGAAGTTCATAAGAGAACTGCATAAGATTAACGACCTTATGTGAATGAAATAGGAACCCAAGACAATTAAATTTTATCAACAAGAAGGATTTAAAATGATACCGGCTAAAAAATATCAAGGTTCTAGGCTTCAAAACACTAAAAAAGTAAAAAGATTTAAACATATATATTGCTCAACTAAATGTGTAAATGTAAAAAAAGAATTAAAGGATCTAACATATAAGCAAAACGAAAAAGGTGAAAATATATATGATGAATTTAATATAGACCCTCATACTTTTAGTGCTATTTGGTATGCACTAGATGGTTATGAGGTAGCAGATTATAAAAGACATTATCACAGCAGATAGAAAGGAGGTTATAAGATGCTTAATAGTTATCAAGAGTTTGTTACAGCAGAACTTACTGGATTATATGGCTCGGCAGTATTGCAAGAAATGAATCATATACTAAGACTATATGACATATACGAAGGCCGAGAAAACTTTATAGATAAGACAGAAGAAAAAGACTATACACAGACAGAAAAGAAAACAAATCTGATTAAGAAGCTTATAAAAGAAGAATCTAGATTTTTATTCGGCAAGACTCCAGAGTTATATGTTCAACCTAAAAATGATACAGACGCTGACAAGGATAAAGCTGAACAAATAAATCTTTATTTAGATAAGATATTAAAAGATAATCTGTTCTCAGAAAAGCTAGTAAAAGGAGCTAGAGATTGTTTTATAGGCAAGAGAACTGCTTTAAAACTGTATGCTAATCAAGATACGAAAGAGATTAGAATAATGTTTTTACCTAGTTTAGAGTTTATATATGAAAGCGACGAAGAAAATCCTAACGAACTTAAAAAGATAATATTCTTCTATCAAACTAACAAAGAAATTGAAAAAGATAAGCAACGTATTTGGAAGCAAAAGTATGAAATGATAGAAGGAAGATGTATTCTTAATGAAGGGATATATAACGGTAATGGGGTATTAATAGAGCCTATAAATGTAGATGTAGATTTACAATTAAGTGGTATTCCTTGCTATGTAATTATCAATGATGGATTAAGTGGAGACCCGTTCGGAGAATCTGATGTAAAAGAGCTACTAGACAATCAAATCCAATACAACAGGCTATCGAGTGAAGATGTAGACACACTTAGAAAAGGTATGGATAGGATAATCTATGGAGTAGATATAGACCCAGAGGCATCGGAAAACTTCAAGCTAAAGCCTGGAGCTTATTGGGATGTACCGACAGACCCTACAGCAGAAAATAAACAAGCTACACTAGGTACAATACCAACAGACTTTGGATATGGAGATAAAATAGAAAACTCTCTAAAACGTATCAAGTCAGATATGTACGAGATGTTAAATATTCCAATGTTATCAAATGATGAATTAAAAGGCATGATGACATCAGGCAAAACTATGAAGGCGCTATACTGGCAACTTATTACTAGATGTGAAGAAAAGATGATGGCATGGCGACCTGCTTTAGAGTGGTTAGTAAGAGCTATCTTAGAGATTACAGAAGTATATCAAATAGAGAAATTACCGCAGCTTGATTATACCGTTACAGTAGAAAATAACTATCCTCTACAGGAAGATGAGAACGAAGAAAAGGCATTAGACTTGCAACAGGTAAACGCACAGGCTATGTCTAGAAAAACATTCATCAAGAAATGGCAAGGTGTTACCGATGATGTGGCCGATGCCGAAATAAAACAAATAGCATTAGAAAGAGAAATGCTAGAAGAAAGTTATGTATCTGGAATGAGTGATCCAGTTGAATAATTTTTTTAAACAAAAGAATGAAACTGAAAAAGAGATGACTAGAGAAATAAAAAAAGCATATAAGAGAGTAGCGAATAATCTAATTAAAAGATTGGCTCTAGTTAATCCAGATACGATGACATATGACTATTTAAGACAAACTGCTAAGTACTTAGAAAGAGAATATAAGAAGCTTAATAAAAGACTTAATAAAGACATAGAAAAGGCTATAGTAAACACCGTAGAAGGCTATACACAAAGCCAAGCAGAGTTTTATAGTGATTTATATAAACCTCTTTCTAGTAGCTTTGAAGATATGTTTATAAAAGTAAACAAGCAAGTTTTAGACAATGTTATTACAGGTAAAATGTATGGAGATAATATAAAACTTTCTGAAAGGCTTTGGAGTAACCATAAGAAAACCGTAAAGACAATAAACGATATACTTACAGATGGATTTATTAGTGGGAAAGGTAGTAAAGAAATAGCAAAAGACTTAGAAGCTTATGTTAATCCAGATTATAAAAAAGAATACGATAAATTTACTATTCATCCTAAGAGTAAAAATAAGATTGAATTTAATAGTTATAGACTAGCAAATACATATATAAATCATGCGTACCAAGAGGCAACAAGGCAAAGTGCTAAGCATAATCCATATGTAGAAAAAATTGAATGGCTAAGCGGAACAGACGATAACGTATGCGATTTATGTAAAGAACGAAACGGAAAGAAATTCGATAAAAATAAAGTACCTTTAGACCACATATTAGGCAGGTGTACACTATTACCAGTTATAGAAGATGATTTAGAAGATATAGCTAGAGAGTTAAAAGACTGGGCTAATGGTGGTAAAAATGAAAAGCTTGATAAATGGTTTGAAGCATGGGAGGTTAAAAGATGAAATTACAAGACACAGTAGATTTAATGTTAGGAGCAGATTTTAAAGACAGATTTAAAGCTGAATATTATCAACTAGATAATAGAATAGCTGGATTACAAAGAATGTTAAAAGGTTATAAAGAAGGAACACTTAATTTTACACCTAACTGCTCATATGAAATATTATATGAACAATTAGTGTATATGGAACTTTATAGAGAAATATTAGAAGAAAGAGCAAAAATAGAAAATATAGAATTATAGGAGGAAATTATGAACGAACAAGAGTTTTTAGATTGGTGTAAAGATGAAGTTGTAAAATATACGAATAATCATTTAGATAAATCAGATAACAAGCAAATAACAAAAGATGACGTGTTTATGGTTTGGTGTGCTAAAGTTTTACAAAATAACAAAGCATTATTAAGTACAACTTTATTTGACGGAATGTATTATGAATGTACATACAATGGAGATAAAAAAGAAATGTACATAGATGCTTATAAGAAATGGGAGAATTACAAAGTTGAGCAAAAATAAGTATGGAAAAGAAGATTATGATTTCCTTTTAGGCATATATGCCTTTGTAGGAGTATACGCTCTAGCATACACAATATTTTCAATAGTATTAGCAATACTTCATATACATCTATCAAATGCTATAGACTGGATACTAAGTATTGTTCTATCAATACTTAGTATTGTTTATGTAGTAAGATTGAATATAAAAAGAGCAGAATTGATAGAAAGAAAGAAGGAATAGTATGTTTGATATAAAACAATTATTAGGACTATCTAAAGCGGGGGAGGTGAATTACATGATTCCGTTTGATTGGATGTCAGAAAGTTTTAATAATTATGTAAGAAGAATGCAAGGAATAAGTAAAAAGACTAAATGGAAAAGAAATAGAAGATAGGTTTACATAATTCAACCTTCTAAAATCAATTCTAAGGTACTTGCAAAAAGTTCCTTGATAGTTTATATCTTTAAAAATAAATAGAAAATTAAATAAAAACAATAAAAGTCCGAAAGGGCTTATTTTTATGCCTTTTTATAGTTTGTAGGCGTAAAAGAATAAACTAAAAACTATATTCAAGAAACGGACTTGTAAAAAGTGTAAATATAGGAGGATATATGAATTTTAACGATATACTAAAATCACAAAATTTAACAGATGAACAAATAAATAACATTACTGCGAAGATGAAAGAAGAAAAAATATATACTACATCTTTAGAAAATGCAGACGAACGATATACGAAATTAAAAGGCCAAAAAGCTGATTTAGATGAGCAGATAAAAACAGCAAATGCAACTATAGAAGATTTGAAGAAAAATAATAAAGATAACGAAGCTTTACAACAAGCAATACAAGATCATGAAACGACTATAGAAAATCTGAAAAAAGAATCGGCTCAAAAGGATTTTAATTACGCATTAGATAGTGCATTAAAAGATAATAAATGTAAGAATGCTAAGGCTTTAAAAGCTTTACTAGATTTAGATAATATAAAATTTAATGAAGGTAAATTAGAAGGCTTAGAAGGGCAATTAACTGCATTAAAGGAAAGTGATGGATATTTATTTGATACATCAAGCCCAGCACCAGGAAACACTGGCGGAACAGGTAATCATCCGAGAGTTGGCGATGGAGCAATAACTAAAGAACAATTTAATAAGATGACTTATAAAGAAAGAGTCGATTTATTCAACTCTAATAAAGAACTGTATGATCAATTAAAATAATAGGAAGGTGATAATATGGCAACAACAAAAATTGCAGATTTAATAAATCCAGAAGTAATGGCAGATATGATTTCGGCCAAAATAGAAAAAAAATTAGTGGTTACACCATTTGCTAAAATAGATACTACATTAGTAGGGCAACCAGGAAATACTATAACAGTTCCACAATATGCGTAAAAATATGCGCCTTTAGGCAGTGATGCCTATAGCAAACTCTTCTAATTGCTGGAAACTCCTAAAGAGTTCATCTCACTTTAGGACAATCAGCAGCGAAGATTCATTAAATAAGAGGTGCTGGATGCCCTGTATGCCATGGGTTTAAAGATACTAATAAATTTATATTTAATGAATAACGTTCAACGACTAGCCAAAAGGCGTACACCCAAGTGGGTGGAAATGGAGGGCAACTCAAGGAGTTGATGATATAGTCTAATCTATATAGTAATATATAGCAGTTCATAAGAGAACGATACAAGATTAACGACCTTGTATGAATGTAAATGATATAGGAGATGCAGTAGATGTAGCAGAAGGTGTTGCAGCAGAAACAGTAAAATTAACTACTACTTCAACAACTGCTACAGTTAAAAAAGCGATGAAAGCAGTAGAACTTACAGATGAAGCTGTGTTAAGTGGTTATGGTAATCCTGTAGGTGAAACAAATAATCAAATAGCAAAATCAATAGCTTCTAAAGTAGATAACGATGCAATAGATGCTTTATTTAATGCACAATTAATTTATGATGGTTCAAGTGAAACTGTAAATTATAATGGCATAGTTGATGCAGTAGATGTATTTGATGAAGAGTTAAATACAGAAAAAGTTATGTTTGTAAATCCTAAACAAGTTACACAATTAAGAAAAGATGCTAATTTTATATCTGCAGACAAATATACTGGTCAAGTAGTTATGAATGGGGAAATAGGTAAAATAGCTAATTGTAGAATTGTAGCAACTAAAAAAGCTAAATTAGTAGATGAGTGGTACTCTTTCTGTGAAAGTGGAACAAATAGTGCAGTACAAGTAGCATCTGGGAACTTGGCAACAATACAAGCTACATTGCCAAATGCAAAAGAAGGTGATTTTGTATTAAAATCAACTATTCCAGTATACTTTAATCCAATTATAAAACTTAATAATGATGCTGAAACAGAAGAAGATACTGCTGCTTTAACTGTATATTTAAAAAGAGATACAAATGTAGAAACAGATAGAGTATCTTTAGCAAGAAAAACTGATATATCTGCTGACAAACACTATACTGCAGTCTTATCAAATGCAGCTAAAGTTGTTTTAGCTAAATTTAAATCTAAAAAATAGGTGATTCAAAATGGATGATTTAGAAATGCTAAAGCTGATTTTAAGGGAGAACGATTCTCCCTTTTTTAGTGATGAACAATTAAGATTTTATGCAGAAAAAAATAATTTTGACATAAATAAAACGGCCTACGAATGTTTTCTAGCTAAAGCAGAAGATGACAGCATTGCATTACCAGGAGGATTAAGCTTGCCTAACAATAAAGAATATTGGCTAAGACTTGCAAAAAAATACAGACCGAATGGAAGTAAGATATTATGATAAATAAAGATAAAATTAAAGCTAAAGTTAAAAAAGCAATAAAAAAACTTCCTTCGCAAGCGGTAGTTAAGCGAGCTTATGAAAATGACTTTGGAGAAAAGTCGGATTTATTAGAATTAGTATGCGAGCTAGAAGGCTTATATCATGAAGGTAGTAATCTTTCTATATCCTTGCAAGATAAAGGAGAGGTAAAGACTGATAAAGGCTTGTATTTTCTAATTGCTTATGATGAGACTGCAAAGCTTATACAAAAGGACGATTATATTTATATAGAGGGTTACAAGTACCAAATTAAAGACCTTGGAAACGTAAATAAAATGGATATTTACATGGATATGAAACTGCAGGAGATGGATTATAATGAGTAGTGGATTTAGATTTAATGGAAGTGAATTGCTTGGAAATTTAGCACAGCAACAAACTAGATTTAAAGCAAGTATGGAATTGTATGCTACTAATAGTGCCACTAAATTACAAAACTATGCTAGACAAAATAGGCCATGGAAAGATAATACTCACGATGCTAGAAATAGACTTAATGCAACATGGCAATGGAAAGGAAATAAGATAGTAATAGCACTATCTCATGGAGTGGATTATGGTATATATCTAGAAAAAGGTACTCCAGCGCATGTAATAAAGGGAAATCCTTGGTTATACTGGCAAGGAGCTAGTCATCCTGTTAAGCAAGTAAATCATCCAGGTACTAGACCTTATCCGATTATTATGCCAGCTATAGAACATGTAGGCCCACAAATTATGGCTGGATTAACTGTATTGCTAAGCAGGTGATCTAAATGTTTAAAGATTTATATAAATTTCTTAAAACTGCTGGATTAACTGTATTTTCTCTAGGACAACAAGATAAAATTTGCACCAAGCCATTTGTGCTTTTTTATAATGCAGGAATAGAAGATACTACAAGTAAGAATTTAAAAAAAGAGAGCATAGAGTTGTGGGTATTTTATCCGTTTAACGAGTATTCCAAGGTTGGTGGATATATAAAACGAGTTGAAGATACAGTAACTAAATTTGGCAAATTAAGAAAAGATTATGATAAATATGCTATTGAAATAGATAACGATATGAAAGCTTATTATACTAAGCTTACGTATTACAGATATGTACAGAGGAGGTTGAGATAATGGCAACAGAGGTAACACTTAACCAACATGCACTTTCAGATGTGGCATGTGTAGAAATAGTTACAGAAGATGAAAAAAGTTATACATTTGAAACTGCTTCAGAAGTAGGGATAGAAGAAGTGCTAGACGAAGGCGATGAACAAACTTTAAAAATAAAAAATGTATTATATGCGAATAGAAAAGCAGAAGATACATTATTAGGACACGATTTAACATTTACAGATAATCTTATGTGTCCTGAATTATTGGAGTTATTCCAAGGTGGTACGTTAACACCAGGGGAAGGTGGTAAATTCACATATACACCTCCAGCAATAGGGACAAAAGCAACTAAAAAGAAATTTACATGCAATATATATACTTGCGAAGTATCAACAGATGGAGATACTGGAAAATATATAAAAGTATCTTATCCAAGTTGTGAGGGAACTAGCGTACCTTTTACGTTTAAAGATGGGGAATATTACACTAATGAATATGTAATAAAATCTAGACCAGCTAAAAATGCAGCGCCTTATACAGCTTCTTTAGTAGATGCATTACCGACAACTGTTGTATAATAAAATATAACAAATAGATTTTAGCCTTCCTAATTAACTTTAGGAGGGCTTTTATTATGAAAGGAAATAGATAATGGAAAATTTACAAGTAACAAGTTTAGAACAGTTAAAAAAAGTAAAACAAACCGATATAGTTAATTTAGGAAAATTTGAAGATGGAACAGAGTTTATAGCAGAGCTAAAAAGACCAGATGTGATGGCTTTAGCAGTTGAAGGTAAAATACCTAATACCCTTTTAACAGAAGTAACTAAGCTATTTAACGGCAAAAATAAACTAGCTAGTAAAGTATTGGAAAATAACGGAGATGCTTTTATACAGTTAGGGCAATTAATGGATATTTTAGCTAAAGCATCTTTAGTAAATCCGACAATGAAACAGTTGGATGAAATAAATGTGACTCTGACTCAAGAAATGAAAACAGCAATAATGATGTATTTCCAAAGTGGGGTTGAAGGATTAAAAAACTTTCGTAAAGAGCAAGAACGTATTGCGAATAATCAACCAAGCGCTGAAATTCAATAGATTGCCTAGTGAAATTTTAAGGATAAAAGACGAATATGTGGCTTTTTGTTTTGATGAAGCTTGCTATTACATAATCAATCAAATGGAAAATAAGAAGAAACCTCATTTCTTTGATGAAGTAAGTGAAGATAAAAATAAGTATTATCTAAATGATTTCCTTCGAAAAGAAGCATTGAAAGGAGGATTTTAGAAGATAAATGTCGAATAATACAATTAAGTTAAAAGGAGGTCATTATCTATATGAGAGAAATTTGGAAAAATATAAAAGGGTACGAAGGAAAATATATGGTAAGTACAGATGGAAGAGTGAAAAGTATCAATTATAAAAATTCAAGTAGCCCTAACATATTAAAACAAGGCTTAGATAAATATGGATATAAACAATTAACTCTTTATTCAAATGGGAGTAAGAAAACATTTAAAGTACATAGACTAGTAGCAGAAACATTTTTAGAAAATCCTAAAAATTTACCTCAAATTAATCATAAAGATGAAAACAAACAAAATAACAAAGTAGAAAATTTAGAATTTTGCTCAGCTTCATACAATATAAATTATGGAACTAGAAATAAAAAAACATCGGAAAAGTTAAAAGTAATAAGAAAAACTACAAGCCCTGTAAGTGGAGAAAATAATCCTATGTATGGCAAGCATCATACAGATGAGACCAAAAGGAAAATAAGTGAAGCACGCAAGGGTAAATACGCAGGGAAAAACAACCCTATGTATGGCAAACATAGGAGTGATGAAGTTAAAGAAAAACTCAGTAAAGCAAATAAAGGCAAGAAATTACCAAAAGAAACTAAAAAGAAAATAAGCGAAGCTAATAAAGGGGAAAAACATCCTCAAGCTAAAAAAGTTATCTGCATAACAACAGGAGAAATATTTAATTATATAAAAGAGGCAACACAAAAATATAATATAGATAA